ACCTCCGGTGCGCACAACATGATCGTTGGGGCCAATACCTCTACTGGACTCACCCTCACCACGGGCAGCAATAACGTCATTGTCGGCTACAACTTGGATGCGCTCGCGGCCGGCACCAACAACGAAGTCAACATTGGAACACCCGCGAGCGGCAGTGTCGGGCCCATTCTAGGTTATGGCGTATTGCCGACCGTCTCGAGCGGCGGCGGCACCTCGCCATCTGTCAGCGGCAATGGCACGTTCGTTTTCAAGGTAACCGAGGGCGCGACCGGCGTCCCAACCACCACGCTAGTGATGAATATGGGCAATGCGCCGACTGACTGGGTATGCACGGCGCTCGATCGCACCTCAGCGTCCATCACGAGCCGCCAAAGCGGCGCGGCATCGACGACCACCGCCACGATTACCTTCAGCGGCGCGCCGGCCAATGCCGATGTGATCGAGTTTCAGTGTGGGGCAATGTGACCGACGATCACGGCAACACGCAGATCATTCCCACAGGCAAAGTGTGGGAAGACATCCTGCAGCGCTACACCTCGCGCAAGTTCGTGCTCGTGGTCTTCATCCAAGCGATCGGTGCACTCGCACTGCTCAAGCACATCATCGATGGCGGCGTGTATGTCGCGCTCTCGACGCTGGTGCTGTCGACGTACTTTGCGGGCAGCGTGATGGATAAGAAACTGAATGGGACGTCATGAGCTGGGGCGACGTCATTTGGCTATTGTCGGCGCTCATCATCGGCTGGGTGATGATGGGAATCGGTAGCCGCCGGCCATGAAGATCAACATCAAAGTCGACACCTCGCTGCTCGACAAGAACGCGAAACGCTATGCGAAGAATTTGGCGTTCTCGACGGCGCAGGCGTTGAATGATGCGGCGAAGGAGGCGCAGACTCGCATTCGCTCGAATCTTCGAACGCAATTCCATGTGCGGCAACCACAGTTCCTCGATCGCTCCATCAAGATCTTCGCGTTTGCGAGCGCGACCGCCAATCGACCGTATGCAGAGATCGGCGTCGATAACAAACGGCGGTTCCTGCTGTCGATGTTCGAGGAAGGCGGCGCGCGACTGCCATTCGTGGGCAAGAACGTCGCTGTGCCTGTGACTGGGCAAGCAGCTCGACCAAGCGTGAGTGATCCCGTTACACCGGGTTTCACATTCCAGTCACTCAACTTCACTCGCAGCGGTGTCGTCAAGACACATAAAGGCATCGATGCGTGGGCACGGCAAAGGATCGCGCGCAAGCGTGGTATACGCGGCAAGCTCTCGAGCGAGTACTACCAATGGAAAGGCGAGCAACGCACGTTCATCCTGTTCCATACCAGGCGCGCACCCTTGGGTGGTGTGTTCAAACGCGTGGGCCCGGGCAAGGACGATATCCGCTTGGTCTATTCCTTCAAGGCGAACGTGCGACTGCGTGCTGCGCTCAACTTCGTCTCGACGACAGAGCAGTCATTCAACGACCGATTCACCACTGCGTTCTATCAACGCTTCTATCGGCTCAATGCATAGCTGTGAGATACAGCGAGCCTAGTCGCCATGGATCAGCGCTATGGCGGCGCCAGCGCTATATGGATCGGGTCCTTCCGGCCACCCCATGCGCTGCGGGTACCGGCGGGCGCAGTTATTCACTAGGTTTACATAATTAAAAGAGGTCTTTCGCTAAAAATGGCCGCCAAACGCAAGCTTATCTCTCTCCGTGAGTACGCACAGCACCGCGGAGTCACCGTTGAGGCCGTTTCCAAGGCCGTAAAGACCGGGAGAATCTCGCTCGTCGGGAAAAAGGTGGACGCTTTCGCCGCAGATCGGGACTGGGCAGCCAATACACAACCGGGGCAGATGGCAGCCAAGCTGGCGCGATTGGCAGCCTCGAGGGGGTCGAAGCGTACCCGGAAGGTATCCAAGGCCCAGGCGCCGGCGGTCGATCCAGACCCCAATTCATATGCCAGCGCACGAGCTCGGCGCGAGGACTTCCTGGCGCGCACGGCTCAATTGGAGTTCGAAGAGAGAACCGCCAATCTCATCAACGCGGCCGAAGCGAAAGCCGCTTGGTTGAAACTGGTCACGGAGTGCAAAACGAGGCTCCTTTCCGTTCCCATCAAATGCAGGGGGAGGATTCCGGGCCTGTCCGTCATGGATGTATCGATCATCGAGAACCTGATCCGCGAGGAACTCGAGGAATTGATCGATGGCAACGGTTGAATCGCTGATCGCGGAGCTGCGCCAGGCGTTCCGCCCGCCGCGGCGCATGCTCTTGTCCGAGTGGGCGCGCGAGAACGCCTATCTGTCCTCGGAGTCGAGCGCAGAGGCCGGCCGCTGGCAGGTGATCGCGTATCAGACCGGGATCATGGATGCATTCGTCGATCCCGCAGTCGAGCAGATCACGGTGATGAAAAGTGCCCGTGTCGGCTACACCAAGATCATCAACAACGCGATCGGCTACCACATCCACCAGGATCCCTGTCCGATGATGGTGGTGCAGCCGACGGTCGAGGACGCGGAAGGCTACAGCAAGGAGGAAATCGCGCCGATGTTCCGCGACACGCCGTGCCTTCGCGGCCTGGTCGAATCCTCCAAGACCAAGGACAGCAGCAACACGATTTTGCAGAAGTCCTTCCCCGGCGGGACGTTGAGTTTCGTGGGGGCCAACAGCGGCCGCGGCTTTCGGCGCGTCTCGCGCCGGATTGTGTTCTTCGATGAGACCGACGGCTATCCGGTGAGCATTGGGGCTGAGGGCGATCCGATCAAATTGGGCATTCGCCGCACCGAGTACTACTGGAATCGCAAGATCGTCGCGGGCTCCACGCCCACCATCAAGGATCTGTCCAAGATCGAGAATCTGTACGGGCAAAGCGATCAGCGCCGCTTCTTCGTACCGTGCCCGCATTGCGGGGAATTTCAATATCTGAAGTTCGGCGGGCGCGAGAAGCCGTTCGGCTTCAAATGGCCGGAAGGCAAGCCCTTGGAGGCGTTCTATGTATGCGAGAACGGCTGTCGCATCGAGCACAGCAGTAAGCGCGAGATGGTCGAGCGCGGCGAGTGGCGGGCGACGGCGGTCGGCGCTCCGCGGCACGCGGGCTTTCACATCTGGGCGGCGTATAGTTTTTCGCCCAACGCGACCTGGGGAAATATCGCCTCCGAGTTCTTAGCCTCCGTCCGCGACACCGAGCACTTGCGGACCTTCGTCAACACCGTGCTCGGCGAGACATGGGAAGAGAAAAGCGACGCGTTCGATGCCGGCAATCTGAAGGCTCGGCTCGAAGAATATCCTGCAGAAGTCCCACACGGCGTGGGTCTTTTGGTCGGCGCGGTCGACGTCCAGGGCGACCGGTTGGAGTGGGTCGTCAAGGGCTACGGCGACAAGGAAGAGTCCTGGCTGATCGCGAGCGGCCAGGTGTACGGGGATCCGGCGAAGGAGGCGACCTGGCTCGAGCTCGACAAGGATCTCAAAACCGTCTACACCCATGAGAGCGGCCGCAAGATGCCGATGCGCGCGATCGCGGTCGACTCCGGCGGCCTGCACACCGATCACGTCTACAAATTTTGCAAGCCGCGCGAGGACCGCACCGTCGATGGCCTCTCGCAACACGTGTATGCGATCAAGGGCGTCGGCGGTCCCGGGCGCGAGATGATTTCGAAGCCCACGAAGAACAATCGCTACAAATGCAAGCTCTGGCCGTTAGGGGTCGACACGATCAAGGATACGATCTTCGCGCGCCTGCACTTGGCCACGCCAGGGCCCGGGTACATCCATTTGCCGACCTGGACCGACGATGAGTACCTCGAGCAGCTCACCGCGGAGAAGGCGGTCAAGCGCTACAAAAAAGGCGTGGGCACGGTGCGTGAGTACATCAAGATCCGCGAGCGTAACGAGGGCCTGGATCTCGAGGTGTATGCGCTGGCCGCGCTGCTGTCATTGGGCCGGGCGACGGTGCAGCGATTGGCGATCTATGCGGCTGAAATGTCCGTGCCATTGCAGGTGGGGCCGCCGAAGCCAGCGCCCGCCGCCGCCGCGCCGAATCCGCTGGTCCAGCCGCAGCGGCCGAGCTCGCACCTCAAGGGGTACGGGAAGGGGTGGGTCAATTCGTGGAAGAAGTGATCTCGCGGGACAGATCCTCAACTTTGTCGACCATCACAGCCCAATTGTCTGGCGTATCGCCGGCCGCGGGCTCAGCATCGCTTTGCGCCGTACAGATACAACCGACGGCGTAGTGATCCGCCGGCGCGGTCACGCGAAACCGATCGCCCGCTTTCAGAGTTTCAAACTCGGCCGGCTCGAATGCGCCGCCGGCGCGCGAGATCTCGATCTCGATAAATGGGCCGCCGGTCATGGCGCCATCACGATCGTATAACCCGGGTGATCGTGGACATACAGCTGGAGCGCCTGGATCAGCGTCGCACCCATGGGGCAGTACAGACCGGTCAAGGGGTGCAGCGTACCATCGGGCGCGCGGACCTTGAGGTGCGCGAGCTCGGACTCCGCGATCGACGATCCTGTTACTTCGAATTTCATCAGTGTGGCTCGTTTGCGCAGTGTCTAGTCGACCCTAAAGATACTACTGCACTTAAAGCTGCCTTGGCACGAGCCACCACCGTTGTCACGAGCTTTGCAGGGGGTCACACCCGCTTGGCCGTCTAGTAGCAGCGCCAGCCTACACCAGGCGGATACCCGGTAAGGACCCGGGCTATCCCGGGTCCGTTTGCCGCTCTACCTGCTGGCCGAGGCGCTCGCAGCCGCCGCTTTGCCCGTCTTGGGCGGCGCATCGGACGTGCCGTTGTCGCCCGCTTTCAATTGCTGGCCCGCTTTCCCCGTCACGGGATTACCAGCCATGTCGATGAGCTCGACCGCGTCGAGCGCCTGCCACATCTTGTCGGGCGGCGGATCGCCGACCTTGCCGCTCGCGGGCGGATCGGCCTGGATCAAAACGCGCGTCGCCGTGCCAGTCGGCGGATCGAATTGCACAACCGTTCCCACAAATTGCGTCCCTTTATCGCGGACGCGGTCTCCGATGTTCATGGTGATTCCCCTCAATGAATGGATTGGCGCGCCAAGAATCTACGCCGCGCAGGCGCCCGGCAATGTAGGAGAAAACCGTGATCTGTTGATAACTTTGTGCATAAGTGCCCGATTGTTATGTATAAGTCTGTTGATAAGTCTGTGCATAAGTCGCATAGTCCGCGTCAATCATGTCATTGCCCGAGCCCGTGATCCCGACCAGTTGGCCGAAATTCATCACGGCGGGGACGACTTTCAAGGTAGATCGCAGCTTTTCCCGCTATGGCGGCTCGCCCAATTGGGCACTCTCGGTCCATTTCGCGGGACCGCAGACCGCGAGTTTTGCTTCGACGCCGCAAATCACTCCGGACGGCCCGCTCTTCCATGTCGTCCTCGCGCCCGCGGACACGCAACCCTTAAACCCAGGCGGCGGCGCCTCCCTCGCCTACACCTTAGTCGAGCGGCTGACCGGGACCAATGGCGAGGTCTTCGACGTCACGGTCGAGAAGCTCATGATCTCGCCCAACATCGCTTCCGCGGCGGCCGGCGACTATCTCACGGCCGAGGAAAAGATCCTGGCCCAGTTGCAGATCACGCTGGCCGCCCGGATCGCCGGCGGCGCCGTCGAGAGCTACTCGATCGCGGGGCGCTCGATCACCAAGGTCTCGACCAAAGAAATTCGGGACATGATCGGCGCGTACAAGTGGATCGTGTACCGCCAGCGCAACCCCGGGCGCATCGGGATCCCAGGGACGTTCTCCTTCCCGGTCTCGAACACGAATCTTGATTTCCCGCTGCCGCGCTTCCCGCGAGATAGCTGGTGAGGGCGATCGCCAAAGGCGCATGGTCGCGCGCGGAGGCCGCGGCCCAGGCGCATGGCTGTATTGCGACCTTTGAATGCCCGGAGTGCCGTGCGCTGCGCTCGATCATGGCGCAGATCTCCGCGATCGATGCGAAAGGGGTCGTGACCCCGAACGTGGGGCGCTGCCGCTGCGGCTTTGAAGATGCCATCCAGCTCGTCGGCTGGTCGACATGAGGAAACCGGGGATCTTGAAAAGGATGGCGCGCGCCGGGATCCGGGCGCTCTCCCGCGTTGTCGGCGGCAAATCCCGCTCGATGTTCAAGGGCGCGGAGATGTCGCGCCTGTGGTGGGACTGGGTGGCGTCCCCGATCTCCGCCGATCAGGAGATGTTCAACGATTTCTTGCGCTTGCGCGCCCGCGCGCGGGAGATGCGGCGCAATCACCCGCTGATCCGCAAGTACTTGAAGCTGCTCGCGACCAACGTCATCGGCCCCAACGGCTTCAAGCTGCGCTCCCGCGTCAAGAACAACGACGGGCAGTTGAACCAGGCGCTCAACAAGAAAATCGAATCGGCCTGGTTCAAATGGTCGAAGGATGTCAGCGTCGACGGCCAGCACACCTTGACCTCGCTGTCGCAATCGCTCATCCAGTCCCTCGCGACCGACGGCGAATTCCTGGTCCGCAAGATCCGGAACTTCAAGGCGAACACCTTTCGCTTTGCCATGCAGGTCATTGACCCCGATCTCTTGGATCACATGTTCTTTCGCTCGCCCAACCGGGGTGAGAACGAGATTCGCTTAGGCGTTGAGATCGACCCCTACGGCCGCCCCGTCGCCTATTGGTTCTGGGACCGACACCCGACCGACCTCATCAACATCTCCGCGCGCAAGCGCATCCGCGTGCCGGCGGACGAGATCATCCATTTCTTCCGGCCCGAGCGCTCGATGCAGTCGCGCGGAACGACCTGGTTCAATTCGGTGATGATGCCGGCGAAGATGCTGGACGGGTACGTCGAGGCCGAAGTCGTCGCGGCGCGCATCGGCTCGTCCAAGATGGGCTTCTTCCAGATGAAGGACGCAGGCGACAGCGAGCCGCCCGTTTCGGACGGCACCAATCCGCGCGCCAAGATTGAAATGGAAGCCTCCCCGGGCTCGTTCGAGGAATTGCCGCCGGGGTACGAGTTCAAGGAATGGAACCCCGAGCATCCGTCGACCGCGTTCCCGAATTTCCTGAAAGCGATTCAGCGCTGGATCGCCGCAGGTCTTGGGGTCGGTTACAACGGCCTCGCGAGCGACCTCGAGGGCGTCAACTACTCGAGCATCCGTGCCGACATGTTGATCGAGCGCGACGAATGGCGGTCGCTGCAGGCCCTGTGGATCCCGAAGTTCCTCGAGAACATCTATGCGGAGTGGATCGATTTCGCGCAGCTCTCCGGTCAACTCGTGCTCGACAGCCGCCCGAGCGAGGCGTTTCTCGACGTGCATTTCGTTCCCCGCGGCTGGGAGTGGGTCGATCCCCTGAAGGACGTCAACGCCTCGGTCGCCGAGATCGACAACGGCCTTAATTCCCGCCAGCGCGTCTGCGCCGAATCCGGGAACGACTTCGAGCAGATCGCCGAAGAGCTCGCCGAAGAGCAGGAGATCATCGAAGCGCTCGGCCTTGAGCTCACAGGGCTAGGTGTTGCCGCCGGCGCGCAAGCCGCCGATACCAGCAAGACCGCCGAAGAGGAAGACGACAAAAACGCCGAGAGCTCGGCGAGCTCCGCGGATCGCGGTCACGGCGCTCGCAGCATGCGGATCCGCCAGGCGCGCAACGCCCGCGCCTTGCGCAATCGCGAGCGCCTGCGGCTCGTTTCCTCCACCTACATTCGCGAGGGCTGATTCATGGATCCCAAAGACAAAACGCCGACCGCGCTCCCGATGCAGCGTGTCGATTTAGTCGCGACGATCACGCGGCGCGCGCCGGCGGAGGATGCGATCGCACGCAAAGCCGCTCTGGAAGCTGCGCGCAAAGCTCGAGCGGCTGGCCCCGGCGACGATCCCGAAGACGACGATGAGGGCGATGATGAGATTTACGACATCTCCCTCTCGAGCGACACACCGATCGACCGCGGCTGGTACACCGAGACGCTCGATCACTCGGCAAGCGCCGTCAACTTAGATCGCGCGGCGACCGGCATCAATCTGCTGTGGAACCATAATTCCAGCCAACCGATTGGGCGTGTGAGCAACTTGGCGTCGAAAGGCGGCAAGCTCGTCGGCGAGGCGAAGTTCTATTCGCACTCGGGCGCGCAGGAAAAGCGCTCCATGGTCGACGAAGGCCTGCGTGAGGTCTCGGTCGGCTATTCGGTGCAGTCCTACGAGTACACGCCCGGCACCGCCGAGGCAGGCGATGCGTATCGCGCGACGCGCTGGACGCCGCTCGAGGCCTCGCTTGCACCGGTACCGGCTGATAACTCGGTCGGCATCAGCGCACAGCGCGCCGCCGGCGACACACAATTCCCCGTTTTGATTCGATCAACCAACGCCGCCCCCGCGGTATCACAGGAGCAAAGGACGATGAACGAAACCGAGCGCGCGGCGGCGGAAGCGGCTGCACAGGCGAAAGCTAAACTTCCGACCGAGATTGCTCGGTTGGCCCGTCAACACGGCATGGCCGATAAAACCGCCGAATGGCTCGAGGCCGGGCACTCGATCGATAAGGTGCGCGAGATCATCCTCGAAGCGAAGGGCACCCGCGAGGATACGGTCACGGGCCCCTCGACCAACAACGGGATCGACTTGCCCGCGAAGGATGCGCGCGAATACTCGTACTCGCGCGCGATCATCTCGGCCGTCGAGTTGCGAGAGGGCGTCCGCGGCGTGAAGTGTCTCGAGATCGAGGTCTCCGATGCACTCGAGCGTTCGATGCCGAGCAGCCACAAGCGTCGCGGCGGTCTGTATATCCCGATGTCGCTGCGCAGTTCCGGGATCCACGAATCGGGCGGGCAGGCAAAGCCCATGTCGCCCGCGACGCGCCAGCTCATCACGCAATTCCAGCGTTCGGGCGTGATCGATTCGAACACCGTCAACGCGCTCAAAGAAGTCGTCTTTACCGAGTACGGCGGCGAGCTGATCGAAATCCTGCGCAATATGGCGCTGGTCGTGGCGATGGGCGCGAGGGTGCTCACCGGCCTGTCCTCACCGATCTCGTTCCCGCGGCAACTGACGGACGCGGTCGCGACCTGGATCGCGGAGAACCCGGGCTCCCCAGGCGTCACGCAGAGCAATCCAACGACCGATCTCGTCACCTTGAACCCGCACACCCTGATGGCAAGTTCTGCCTACAGCCGGCAGCTCTTGATCCAGGCGTCGGTCGACGTGGAGGCGTTCGTGCGGTCCTCGATCGCCGCGGCACATGCGCTCGCGTATGACTTGGCGGGGATTCACGGTACCGGGCAGAACAACCAGCCCTTGGGTATCTACAATCAGCCCGGTGTCGGAACCGTCGATTTCACCGCGGTCTCAGGCTATGGCGCCACCGGCAACAAGATCAGCTACGCAGGCTGCATCCAAATGGAGGTCTTGGTCGCCAACGCGAACGCGCTCTTGGGCACCTTGGGGTACATGACGACCCCGGGTATCGGCGGCGATGCGAAGAACACGCTGAAGTTCCCCGGCGCGGCCGTGGCGCAGGGTGCGCCTCTCTGGGAGGGTCCGCTGCAGGACGGCGGCGAGATGAACGGCTACAAGGCGCGCGCGACCAATCAGGTCGCGAAGACCATGGGCGCCGCCGGCGCTCCCACGGGCGGCACGTTCCACGGCCTGATCTATGGCAACTGGGCCGACATGCTCATCGGCCAGTTCGGCGGCGCCATGGAGATGATCGTCGATCCCTACACCTTGGCGAGGCAGGGCTTGATCCAGGTGACGAGCTTCCAGATGGCGGACGTTGCCATCCGTCATCCGGGATCATTCGCGGTCGCCACCGGCCTCAACGCGTAAAGCCATGCCGCGCTTCATTCCGCCATCCGTGCACGTGCTGGTCCTGGAGGGCTTCATCGCCATTCCGGGCCAGCCCATGCGGCCGGGAGACATCGTGGAAGTTCCCGCGCACGTCGCCAACACGGCGATTGCGATGGGCAAAGCGCGGCTGCCAACCCCGGAGGATCAGAAGGCTCCGCCGCACGAGCCTAAAAACCGCGATCCCGTTCCGACTCATCGAGACCCCACCCCTTCCAGGAGAAAACGCTAATGGGCCTTCAATACACCGACGCGCTGGTGCGCGCCACCGTTCTGACTTTACTCACCGCGACCACCGAGACGGCGACCTTCACGAGCTCGACGGCAGTCTTGCCCGCGGGCGTCAAAGGCGATGCCGCGGTCGTCGTCAACATGGACGGCGATACCGCCGGCACGGGCTCGAGCGCCTCGCTGCAGGTGCAGAGCTCGCCGCATGGCGCAGCCACCTGGACCAATGTCGGCGCGGCGGTTGCTGCCGCGATCACCGGCACGGCATTCCGCGGCACGGTCCCGTTCAATGTGGACTCGGTCACGGGCTCCGATATCCGCGTGGTTGCGACCATCGCCGCCGGATCCGGATCGACGCCGAGCTACAAGACCTCGCTCGCGCTGCTCTGCTGGGTCCCGTAAGCGCACCGATGCTGACGGGCTTCTACGGTGACGCCGATATTCCGTTTCTCTTGGGGACGGATTTCGGCGTGGCCGTGGTGATAGGGGCCGGCGATCCGCTGCCGGGCATTGTCGATTACATCGGGAAAGACGTCCTCCAAAGCCAAGGCGTCTCCGGCATTTCCGCGACCGACATTGTCGTCTCCATGCAGACGAGCGCGCTCCCGGGCTACCCGGTCCCATTGCGCAATAAATCGACGCTGTTGACCGTGGACGACGTCCCCTGTCGCGTGCGCGACTCGGTCCAGCAAGGCGACGGCGGCTTAACTCACGTCATCTGTGAGCGCGTCACATGACGGACAGCGTCCGCAAGCAAATCGTGGATTTGGCGATCGCGAAGATCAATACCTCGGCGCCGGCGGGCATACCGATCGCGGATGACACGCGGCTCCCGAGTTACACGCCGGATGAGCTCCCCGCGATTACCGTGTTTGAGATCCGCGAGGACGGTCAGGTCGAGAAGGAAGGGCGCTGGAGCTACTTCGTCAAGCGCGCTTTCACGCTGCGCGTCGAGACCCGGATCGCCGAGACGCTCGCGACGAAATGTCGTCAGGCAATGGATCCGCTCTATGTGTGGGTGGGGCAATCCTTGGGCGCGTTTCAATTCGGCGGTCTGGCCGAGGACTGCTACGAGACGCTGCTCGAATGGCAGTACGCCGATGCGGACCAAGCCTACACGTTGTTGCAGACCGATTTTCGAGTCGAGTACTCGACGCTCAAGAACGATCCCTCGAAAACCCATTGAATTTTTTCGGCGCTTAACTGGAGGATTTTTTTATGACCGCAATCGTAGGACCGTACAACCAAGCGCCGAACCCGGCGAATGTCATCCTCGGCCGCGGGATGCTGTTCATCGATAATTTCGATGCGAGCGGCAACCGTACCGGACAGCAAGCCATCGGTAACGTGACCGCGTTCGATGTCGAGAACAAAGTCGAGATCAAGGAGAAGTATGAATCCATGGATCCGGCAAGCTCCCTCTATGCGCGCGGTGTGACTCGCGAGACGGTGACGATCAAAATCACCGGGGATGAGTTCACGCTCGACAATCTGGCGCGCGCGGTGTTAGGGGCCGTGACGACGGTCGTGGGCGCCGGGGCCACCGTGACCGCGGAGACCGTGACGCCAACGGGCGGCGCCGTGCTCGGCCGCTACTACGATCTCGCGCACCGCAATGTCACGGCGATGACCGACTTGAAGCAAGCCTCGGTGACGTTGGTCCTCGGCACTGACTATACGGTCGATCTGCCGCGCGGCCGCGTCTACCTGCTGCCGACCTCGGTCACGATCACGCCAGGATCGGCGCTCACGGCCGATTACACCTATGGGGCCTACACCTACAACGCCGTCAATGTGGCGACCGTGGGCACGGTCGATGCTTACCTGCGCTTTCTCGGGAATCCAGTCAAGGGTCCGACCTACGAGGCGGAATTCTGGCATGTGTCCTTCACGCCCACCGGCACGCTTGGGTTTATCGCGGACGATTTCGGCAACTGGACGCTCGAGGGGCTAGTCATCGCCGATCCGATCGGTCATCCGACGCAGCCGATCGGGCGCCTCATCCAGACGGCGTAACCCCATGCTCAAATTGGGCGGTCGCGAGTTCGATGTGATCGCGAGCTCCACGATCGAGTGGGACGTCACGCTCTTAAACCTGGTGCAAGGGTGTGGACTCGCCGACGTGACGATGCATATCGGCGAGGATGCCGAAGGGCTCGCGCATCGCGTGTTTCGCTCCCTGATGAGCTCGCCGTCCGTGTTCGAGATCTTAGGCTGCGTGCTGATTCCGGCCGGCACGAATCCGATCGACTGGCGGCCGGAAATGATGCGCTACCAGGCCGAATTCATCCGCCACCTCTCGAGCGCGCAAGATAAAGCGGCGATCAACTCGCACATCCGCAATATCGTCGCGGGTTTTTTTTTGCAAGGAATCGTCTCCGTCAGGACTTTGCCGAATGTTTCAATGCTCCAGAACGGCGCCGGCGAACTGCCATCAGGCCCGCCCCCTCAGGCGAACTCGACGCCGCGTTCGGAGAATGGGGAATAATGGTGCGCGAGCTCGCCGACTACCGCGTCGAAGGCTTCGCGGCCGTCCTGCGTTGGCCGATGCGGGAAGCCTTGATTTCCTATCGGGCGAAAATGATGCAGTCGGCGCGCGACCAATACCGCCACGAGCTCGCCGTCTGGGCCTCGATCGCGCCACACTCGGTTAAGAAAAGCGAACCGCCAAAGCCGCCCGCGATCCTGCGTGAGGTCGTGATCGATGGCTAACCAGGCCGACGTCCGCGTCCGACTCTCCGCCGAGGGCCAGGCCGAGGTCATTGCGGCATTCCAGAAGATCGCCGCCGAGGGCAAGAAATCCGGAGCCGAAGCCGGCGCCGCCTATAAGGAGCTCAACAAGCAGCTGCTCGAGGTGGGCAAGACCTTGACGGGCGGCATCGGCATCGTCCTGATTGCCGAGAAATTCAAGGAGTTCTTCAAGTCGACGCTCGAGGGCGCGGAGGGGCTGGACCGGCTCTCCAAACAAACCGGGGTTTCGACGACCGCCATTCAGGCCTTCCAGCGCGCGGCGCGCGATACCGGGATCGCCCAGGAAATCGTCAACGCAGGGATCGCGAAATTCTCCGTCTCCGTCGGCAAGGCCGAGGTCGGATCCAAACAATCCGCCGCGGCGCTCTCCGACCTTGGAATCTCGGTGCGCGATTTCTCCAAGCTCAAACCCGATGAGCAGCTCGAACTGGTGGCGAAGAAACTAGCTGCGATTCCGGATCCGGCGCGCCGCGCACGCGATGAGGTCGCGCTATTCGGTAAGGCAGGCGTGCAACTGGATCAGACCCTGGTCAAGGTCGGCGCCGAAGGCCTCGACCCGTTCGTCAAGCATCTGCAGGATCTGGGCGTCTTCCTCGACTCGGAATCGGTCGAATCAATCAAGCACGCCGCGGAAGGATTTAAAGGGCTCGGCGATACCGTCAAAGGTGTCGCGACGCAGTTTCTCGCCGGGCTGTTGCCTGGCCTGTCGACCGCGACCGATGAACTGGTGAAGTCGACGACGAGCGGCACCAACGGGATGCGGGAATTGGGCAAGATCACCGGGACCGTTTTAAAGGGAATCCTGCTGGCCTTTGAAGTCATCGGCAAAGGCATCGGCGCGACCATTGCGGCCGGCGTCGAAAATATTAAGGGCATCTCGCAGGCGACCGCGCTCGCGCTGACCGGGCAATTCACCGCCGCCGCGCAAACTCTGGTCGGCTCCTATCGCCAGCAAATTAATATTTTTAAAGGGTTTACCGCGGATGTCGCGAATTCCGCGCACGCGCTTTTCGACGCGGGCGAGGGCAAACCTAGACCCGATACGCCACCGCCGCCCGATCCGGCCGCCGGCGCGCAGGCCGCGGCGCTCGCGAAAGCGCGTCTGTCGCTGCTCGAGGCCAGGCTCGACAATGAGTTGAAGCTCTATAACGCGCATGCGGTCCTGGTCAAGGAGACCGATCGCCAGGCCTACGAGGACGGTCAGATCTCGCTCACCGAGTACTACGCCCGGCGCGCGGCGCTCATCAATAGCCAGATCGACAAGGAGATTGCGATCCTGCGGGCGAAGCGCAATGCCGTCGCCGGGACCGCGGTCGACATCAATGATCCGGTCGGCGAGATCAACAAGCAAAAGCAGTTGGACGCGCTGCAGACCGAGATCCACGTCAAGCAATTGCAGCGGACCTCTGAGCTCGCCGCCAATACCAACGAGGCCGGCAACGCGCAGCGCAAACTCTATGAGGACACGCTCAAGGCCGAGGAACGGCTCCTAACCATCGCGGGCAAGAAGACCGAAGCCGCGCGTCTGAAGCTCGCGCTCGACATCGCAGACATGGACGCGCAGCTGCGCAAGGGCGGCGTGAGTGATTCGGATCGCGCGGGCGCCGAGGCCACCGTCGCCGGCCAGGGTACCGCGCAAATCGATTTTACCGAGAAGTCTGCCCAGGCCCAGGCCGCGCTCGCGCAGCTCGAGACCGCCCGCAAGGGCATCGAGAACCAGGTCCGGGATGGCGAGCTGTTCTCGATCGATGCCGCGCAAAAGATCGTCGCGCTCGATAAGGAACGGCTCCCGGCTCTGCAGGCGAATGCGGCCGCGATGGTTGAGCTCGCGAAAGCGACCGGCAACGCGGACGATGTGTCGAAGGCCGAGGCCTACAAACAGAAGATCGACGCGATCGCCGCCTCGACCAACGAGCTCGGGATGCAGACCGCGCAGCTGCGCCAGGGCGTCGAGGGCGCGGTCGGCGCCGGCATCAATAAATTCCTAACCGACGCGGTTTCGAACACCCATACGCTCAAGCAATCTTTCGTCGATATGGGCCTCGCCATGCTGCAGACCCTCGAGCAGGTCGCGATCAAGATGCTCGAGACGGCGGCGCTCAAGTCGCTATTTGGCGCTGCTACCTTGGCGGAGGGTGGAGCGGTGGGCGGTGGCGGTGCAGCGCCTGGCCATGCCGAGGGCGGTCACATTCGCGGGCCCGGCACCTCGACCTCGGACTCAATTCCGGCGCGCCTCTCCGATGGTGAATTCGTGGTCAACGCCAAGACGACCGCGCAGCCCGGGATCCTGCCGCTGCTGACCGCGCTCAACGCGGGCTCCCTCAAAGGGATCAACGGCCCGACCCAGGTCCCTAAGTTCGCCGCCGGCGGCCAGGTGGGAGGAAGTGGGGGACCGCCCAATTTCAAGTTCGTGAACTTACTTGATCCCACTGTCCTGGGCGATCACATGCAGACCGACGCCGGCGAGCGCGCGGTACTAAATATCATCAGCAGGAACCCGTCGAAAATAAGGAACTCACTGGGATGATTACTCAATCCGACATAACTCGCTTTTGGTCAGGCGTCGATAAATCTGGTGGTCCAAATTCGTGCTGGAATTGGACGCGATCTCTGAGTAGAGGATACGGACAATTTTCGATCGACGGCGGCGGTACGCGCTGCTACGCGCATCGCTTCGTAGCTGTCATTTCTGGAGAAGACGTCGGTTTGAAGACTGCGAACCATATTCTTGGCGACGATTTGATTTTGCATTCGTGTGATAACCCACGATGCTGTAATCCGAAGCACCTTCGACGCGGCGATGTTCTCAAAAATAATCGGGATCGAAAGCTCAAGGGCAGAAATAGCGAGCAGAGGGGAGAAGCCGGACCAAATGTAAAGCTTAGCGTTGAGCAGGTTAGATTCGCTCGCAAAGCACGAATGCGTGGAGCGACCATTGCAGCAATTGCGCAACGTATAAAAATATCTCGTCCGCACCTCAGCGAGATATTGCGCGGTAAGTTTTGGAGTCATATATGAGGAACTCGACCGGATGAGCGGCTCGCCGATCATTGTTCCGGGTACGGATACGCTGTTCTATCACGGCTCGACCGGTGGTGGCGGCGGCACGTTCTCAGCGACGGACGATGGCGGCCTCGCGGTCTTGAGCGCCATTCAAGCGGTCGATTTTACCCGCCAGCCCGCGATCCTCATCGTCGTGGACTTCACCACCGAGCTTCTCTATACCAGCGGCGCGAGTGCGCAGATCGGCGGCAATCCGATGTCCGTCATTATCGATGCCGTAGGTCCAATCGGAAGCGTCTGTTACAACTCGGCCTGTTGCCTGTTCTCGTTTGACGCGAGCACGATTTTCACGGGCGCGAATTTCTCGCTCACGATACCGGGCACCGCCGGCGGCGTTTTCTTTGGCTACGTGTACCGCGTGCGCCTGCTCTATAACGTCGATCCGGTTACCAATTTCGGATTCGGCGCGGGCTACGTGCTCGCCGGCAGCACCTCGGATGTGACGGTCACGGCTCCGGTGGCCGCGCTCACCGGGGACTACGCGGTTGCGACCTGGTGCAACACTGCCTTGGGCACACCGCCCAATGCCGGCAATGTGATCTCGGATCCGTCGGATTTCACCTATCAAGATACCTTTCTAAATGTCAATGGATCGATAAGTACCGGCCTCATTCCCTCGGATGGCGCCTATAGCGCACGTGCGACGCGCGCGCCTGGCCTGCCGTTCTGGACCAATGGCGCGGCCGTGATCTTGGCGCTCTTGCGCGGCTCGCCGCCCGATGCGGTCTTTGTGCCGGATGTGATCGGCGATGTGCTTAGCGTCGGGGAGGCGGCGCTGCTCGCGGTTGATCTCGTGATCGGCGTGATAACGACGGGGTCGAGCTATACGATCGCGGCGGGTTCGATTATCGCGACCGATCCGGGCCCGGGCGCGGAGACTCTCACCGGGCATGCCGTCGCGATCGTCGTCTCATCCGGTCCGCCGCCGCTGTGGGCGCTCTCGCCGGATTGGGCGACGCCGGTGCGCGAGCGCTTAGGGTTCTTAACCGATGTGCTTCCCGCCTGGACCGGCTACGAGCAGCGGCGCATTTTGCGCATTGCGCCGCGCCGCGTCTTCAGCTTTGCAACGCTCGCAAGCTATGCCGAAAAGCGCTACATCGAAAACACCCTGTTTGGGTGGTCGGCGCTGGTGTGGTCCTTTCCCATTTTCCCCGACGGGCAGCCGCTTCCGGAGGCGATCTTAATCGGCGATACGACGATCGGCTGCGATACCGTCAATCGCGACTTTGTCAACGGAGGGCTCGCGGTCGCGATCAAGGACGCGATGACGGCGGAGGTCTTTCAAGTGGCCACGGTCGCCTCCAGTCTCTTGACGCTCTCATCACCGGCGGTCATGGCCTGGCCGATTGGGGCGCGCCTCTATCCGGTGCGCAATGCGCGGCTGCTCTCGTATCCTAAGATCCTGCGCGAGTCGCAACAGATGCTCTCGATCAGCATCGACTTCACCCTGGATGAACCGTGCGACTGGCCGGCGGCCTCCGGGCTTGCGACCTATCGGACGCTCCCGGTGCTCGAGGATTCGCCGGACGTTGGCACCGCGCCGGCGGCCGACTACATGCGCGAGGCGAATCTCACCGACTCCGTGACCGGCGTCCTCGATGTCGACGATACGGCGCAACTGGGGTTTCCCGGCAACATTCATCAATGGTTTTTGAAAGGCCGCACCTCGCGCTCCAATTTCCGCAAGCTCCTGTACTTGCTCAAAGGCCGGGCCGGGATGATCTGGGTCCCCTCGTATGACGCG